ATAGCACGAGGTTAACTTCGTTTTCTTTGACGCTATCTGACGGCGCATAGCCATGCGCTCGCATAGCGTCCTCGATAAGTTCTACCGCCTCGCCCTCCGAAAATCCCGGAACGCCTTTGAATCGTCTAAACAATATCTCGGCTAATTCCTGCGCCGTCACAGCGTCCCCCTCCTTACTCTTTCGATTTCTTTTCCGCGGCATTTTTCGAAGCCTTAGCCGTCTTTTTCGGCGCTGACGAGACCTTTTTCGCCGGCTTTGGCTTTTTCAATTCCTCAATAATTTCGAGATACTTTAATGCCGCGTATTTTTTCGCTGTTTTTTCGTCTAGCTCGACAATCGAGCCGACGGGCTGTCCGTTAAAGACAGCCTTCGTCTTGACTCGTACTTTCGCCATTATTCTTCGACGACGTCAGCATAAAGTAGTAAGTTAGGATTCTCGATAACTGGGAAGCCAGCCGCTGCCGTGCGGAGGATAGACTGAATTGGCTCGTTCTTGTCATATGCTTGCAATACGATGCCCGGTTGGAAATTGTTCTCGACAGTCGGGCCGAGTTTAAACGTTCCAATTCCTTCCGACAAGAACACAACACGATTTTCCGGGAACAAGGTAATTTCTTGTACTTGGCCCGTGAGCGGCGACTTAACGCGTGCCTTCGTTTTCGTAATCAAACGAACTGGAGGCAATCCGTAAGCGCCTAGAACCGTGTTCAACTCATCGACAGATACGCGAGTTCTACCGCTATTTTCGCCGGCAACTTCGTTTACGATAACAGCGTTTTTAAGCAGCAATGCCTGAACCTTGCGGCTTAGATAAATCGCGTCCGCTTGTTTGCCGTTTGTTTCTTCGTATTGATTGTTCCATTCGATTAAATCGCCAATAACGTCATGCTCCGGATTAGCCCAAGTATTATCACCTGTAAGAACGATTTTGTGTTCGGCTGGCATATCCTCCGTGAAATCAATCGTGATTTTAACGTTATTATCATCGTAAGTTACTTGGCCAGTACCGATTGCTTGTAATTTAGACACATTAATGCGGTCGCGTGTTTCTTTTACCATTTTCGCGCCGTTTGCGGTGATTTTCTCGATAATCGCTTTAAATTCGCCATCATTGCGCGGATTATGAAGTTTCAATAATTCGACTTCGTCAATGATATCTTTCCATCCGTACTTAGCGATTTCACCCATTCTGCGGGCAACTTCATCGCGGTCACGGACAGGCGGCTCCGCGCCAAACGCAATCATAGCGCCCATCTGAGACGTAGTTTTAACGACGTTATACGCGAATTCAGTGTCGTAAATTTCTTCGTCCGGCAAAAAGTTTAAAATATCATCTTGAATTTCTAATGCGTACTGATCGACTTCTTCTGCCAACCGTGACAAGGCCGGTTGTTTAAATTCTTTAAATTGTGTAATTCCTGCCATTTCTTTACATTCCCCTTTTCATAGATTTTTGTTTAATGATTATTTATGAGTTACATAACGAATCATCGGATTTGCGGCTTTGAACTCGTCCGGCACCGCTTGCGGCAATTTAGCCTCATAAACGCTGCCGCGAACGATAACCGTTCCGACGATTAAATCTTGCTCGTAAGAATTATCGAAATCCTCGTTTAAAATTCCGAAATTATCATAGCCTTCCGTAGTTGTAAACGGCTCGAACTTTCCAGTCGTAGTATTGCGCGCAACTAACAATCCAACCGGATTATAGCCCGTAGGAAATGCCGTATGATCTAGCGTTGCGCCCCCTTCGATATACTGAAAATGTTCGCTTGCCAAAATGTTCTTACCACCAACGAAATCTGATTTTTGGAAAATTGGTCCGTAAGCCATTCTTTTCATCTCCTTAGAAAATTTTGTTCTTAATTTTTTCAAACATTTTCGCGCCAATCTCGTCGGCGCCAATAGCTTCCGGCATTTCCTTCGCGCTGTTAAATGCTGAAGGATCGCCGAAATTATCATTCACCGGAATAGTCGTTTTTAGATGCTTTATAGATTCGGCAATTTCCTCGTCCGTTTCGCCTTCGACTAATTTGACAAGGAGTTTCGCCTGCTCCTCGCCGTATCCTTCGCGAATTAATAAAGCGTTTTTCTTGATTAATAACGCTTCTTGTCGAGCTTTTTCGGCTTCGATTTTCGCTTGCTCATAAAGCGTTTTGTATTCTTCTTTTTCTTCGAGTTCCTTGCGCTTCGCTTCTTCTTGCGCGCGCTCTAGTTCGGCTAGCCTTTTTTTCAATTCGTTGACCTCGTCAACTTTCTCCTTAAAGCGCTCGTAAGGAATTCGTTTATCGACTTCTTTCGACTGTTCATCCGTATTTAACGACGCGTCCGTCGAGTTGTTTTGAGTCTGTCCTTCGTTGATATTCGTTTGTTGTTCGTTTTTAATTTCGTCTGACATAAGTAATTCCTCCTCGTTTTACGCCCGACGGCGAAGTATTCGATATTTCCGTAGTTTTACGACATTGCGGTCGAGCACTATTCTACCGGCGGCACTGCTACGCGAATTTCCGTATCATCCGTCATGTGAAATACGAATTCGCTTGTCTCACTGTCATACGTGATATTGGTGATTCCTCTACCATCTTGTCCGTCTGCACCGCGCTCTCCGGGAGGCCCTTGCTCGCCTTTCAGTGAGGCCAACCATTCTTCCTCCGAGCCTTCAAAGCCGTGTTCTACTGCGATTTCATACGCCGATTTGCCCGGCTCACCTACGCCTCCGCCGGCGATATAATAAGGCTCTTTCGAGTAATGAGGTTTATTCGCCATCAGCCTCACCTCCCTCGTCAACTTCCTCGCCGTATGATGCTACGCTGCTATTTCGCCTGCGGCTTCGCTCGCTTTCGATTTCCTGAATTTTTGCTTGCACGTTTTCGACGCCGAGCCGTTCCATGGCGCCTTTCGTTGATTCGAAGCCTGCTGCGACCTCTAAATCGAGTAGCTCGACTAATTCGCGACGGTTGTCAGGGAGCGGCAATACAAAACGAATTTCATTTTCGTAGTTATCGCCGATGTTTATGACGGTTTCCCTGTCATAGCCGAAGTTAGGACGATGTACTCTTGCCTGTAGATAACGTATTGACTTTTCGTGCAATTCCGCAAGGTTGTATCCCCACGAAATCCAATGCTCTTCCGTATCGGTAATAATATCGTGGAATAATACCTGCAATGCCTCACCGTTTAAGCCTCCGAAATTAAGCTCTTGCGGCACAATTTGAGGAAGGCCGCTAATTTCATGCATTGCGGCTTTAACACGCATGTATTGATCTTTAAACGCCTCTTTCCACGAAAACCCGCTTTCAACTTTTTTCAAGTCGGCGGATTTTTGGTCGCCCTGCGATTGGATTTCCGCCAAAGCGCCCGGCGCAATTGCCACGCCGTCAGCCGCGCCCGTCACTGCGTTAGTAATCGTCCAAATGCCGAACATATCAAACTTGAGGGCGTCGATAGCGTCCTCGTTCATCTGATTCAGAATATCGTTTTGCTCGCGCAGCGCGGAAATTTCCGAATCGCCAAGCGTTTCCGTTATTAACTCATTGACTGGAAATTCTTGAACTGGAATAAAATCAAGCCCGAGCGGCGTTTTCTTTTGAATCGTCTTTAACAGCTCTAAATCCGATTCGCGATAGATTGCTTCTTCGACATATGCCATGCCGTTTTCAAGCGTGAATGTTTGCTTACGAATTGCCGGAATTTCTTCGCCTTTATATTCAAAAGTTACGCCCTTAATGAAATTAGCCGCTAGCAATTCCTCGTAATCATCGTCAGAATAAACCGGAACATATTCATAGTCCGGTCGAAATATCCAGCGGAGCTTGCCTGTGCGGTCGTTATAAATAATTTTGCAAACGACCCGGTCAGCGATTAGCCGGTCGCGCGCCGCCTGCAGCAGTTTCGCGCGCATTTATTTTCATCCCAAAGCTGATATAACAACCGCTCATATGCTTCCGCCCGCTCATTCTCCTTGCGCTGCGCTTCGGAAGGCGTGTAATCCTCGCGAAGCACCTCCTCGATTGGATCGATTTGCCGGCGCGGCACAGATATGCCATGCTTTCCGCCCATTTGCCACCGCGCTTTGCGGTCGATAATCGCCTTGAAATAATTCGTTGCGTATCGCGTCGGATCGTAGTCCAAGCCGGGCGGCCGCGACAATTCCGAAGCTTTAACAAGTCGCCCATATTCGTCGCGGTGCTGTTTGCCCTCGTAATAATCGTAATTTTCAATTTGTCGCTGTATTCGTTCGCGCGTTTCTTTGCCGAGTGATTGATGATATCCGTTAAATATCAACGCGTTAAAATCGTCCGGCGACATTAAATTGTAATCGGCAAACAATTTCTAACCTCCTTTCATTTCCTCAGTACCATCTATTCATCCGTTTAACAGTGCGGATAATTACCTCGTTATCTTTCGTCGCGCTAATGGCCATTTCAAGGCTATCGATGGCGTCGTCATGCCCGCCTTGTCCGTATCGCTCGAATTGCTCAAGCAATAACGTATGTTTGCGGCTAAACTGCAATGTTTCGTTTTCGATAAGCGGCAACAACGCTTCAATTCGTAACTCTTTGCGGCTCCGCGAATATATTTTTTTCAGCCGGGTAAATGACGGATAGCCGGCGTTGGCCAATTCCGCTTTTAGCGTATCAGCGAAAAATTCCTGCGCCGCGATGGCCTCGACCGCTACCACATCCGGCTGCCATTCAAGTACTTTATCGACAACAACGGAAATAAATTCATCGACTTTTATGCGGTCTGCGAACGAATCAACAACGTAAACAATCCCGCTTTCTTTATGCTTCGCCACCACGCTAATTGCGGAATAGTCGCCTTTTTCCTTTCCGAGCGCCATATCTACGCCAACCGAAATAATATATTCATGATGCGGAAATTCCTTCGAGGGTTGAGCGCTATCCCAATATTTAAACTTATCCGGATTAAATATTTGCGCTTCCTCATCGATAGGATTATTCATGTATTCGGTATTAAACGCTTTACTACCGTTATCCCACTTCCATTTCATCAGTTTATAAAGCGGCTGCACTTCGCCCCATAACACCTTGGCGCCCTCAAGCAATTCCTTTTCATGCTTTTTATAAAAGGCGTCGGCGTCTGCAAGCCGGTTCGGATTTTCGCGGTCGATATAAATCTGCCGCAGCTCTTCCCATAAATCCGTCCGCTTAGGCTCTTCGATGATTGCGCGATAAACACGCGTTTCAAAATCCGAGCGCTTATACAATATATGCATGAGCAGCGAATCGAAATGGACCGTAGTGCCCACCACGACAAACGCAGTACGTTCGCCTTTTGGATCGCCAAGCGCCATTACAGTTTGATTAAACCAATCGCGCAGCTTTTGTCGCTGCTCCGGCGTCGAGGCGTTCCCGCCCGGCCGCGCGTCCTCTAAATCGTCGCATATAATTAAATCTGGCCGCGAACCGTTCCAATTTCGTCCGCGAAGCGCCTGCCCGGTGGAGGCGGCTTGCACGAGCGCTAGCTGTCGCTTTCGGCCATCAACGTCATAATGCCAAGCGATGAATTCCTCGCCGTTGTCTTTGTCGTTCGCTTGGTCCTTAGGCGATAAAAGTGGCCCGAAATCCTCGCGCAGCTTTTCGTTATGCTTCAGCTGCCCGCGTATCCATTCCATGTTTGCGGTGGCGACGGAGGGCGTTTCCGAAATGATGATAATATATTTCCTTAATCGATATACAACTTGATGAATCGGAAATGCCTTTGTATACCACGTTGATTTCGCGTGCGATCGCGGCGCGGCGACGGCAATTTTAGCGTTCTTCTCCTTGCTAGAAACGCGGTCGATAATTTCCGTCATTTCAAGATGAAAAGCCGGCGCGTCTTCTTTGCGTTTAACGTCGAAGCCTTCCCAATTGCCATCATTGCCCGGATTGCGAGCCTCCGAGAAATATTCAAGCGCAAATTCGTAAGTATCAAATTCGCAGCGGTGTATTCGTTTAAGCCTTTCAAGCTCGCGGGCTTTTTCATAATAATCCTCGAGCAAGCCTGCCGCCTCTAAATCGTCAACGGTCGGATATTGATCGTCTAACAATTCGATGTATTCTGTGTATACATCGATTAACTCCTGTCGTTCCTCGCGGCTAAGCCAACGCCCGCCTTTTCCTTCGTTAATCCAAGCGATGTTATACGCCCTCCTTTCCGAAATAATAAATATACCTCTAAAACGCCCAAATTTGCGTTTCTAGGCGGTTTTTAATCGTCCTAGGTATAAAACTATTTAAAACGTTAAAAATCGCTTAAAAACGTTTATTTTACGCTTGACATTCGCCTACCATTCGTTTATAATTGTATGTAACATAACAAGGGAGGCGATACATTGAACGAAGTACAGCCGTTAAAAGACAAACGCGATATCGAACGGATGAAGCAGGCGCTAGCGGATAGCCCGCGCGATTTGTTGCTGTTTATTATCGGCATAAATACTACGCTAAGAATAAGCGACATATTAAACTTACGCGTTGGCGACGTGTCCGGCGATTATATCGAGCTTAAAGAGAAGAAGACCGGCAAGACTAAACGGATTAGAATTAACCGGGCGATTAAAGAAGCCACGGCAAAGCTGCTGCCCGCCGACGCTAGTCCTGATAGCCCGCTGTTTCCGTCGCGGAAAGGCTGCGCGCCTATTAGTCGCGTGCAGGCTTGGCGGATATTAAACGCGGCAGCGAAACGGGCAGGCATAGCGGATCGTATCCGGTTCGGCACGCATAGCCTCCGGAAAACCGCAGCTTATCATGCGTATAAAAATGGCGTTGATTTAGCGGTGCTGATGCGATTGCTAAATCATTCATCGCAAAAGGAGACGCTGCGTTATATCGGAATTGAGAACGAGCAAATAGACGAGGTTTATATCGAGTTAAATTTATAGACCGTTGTGATGGCGGTCTTTTTTTTATGCGCGTAAGGCCAAAATGAATTTTTGTTTCGCGGATTTGAGAGGCGTCCGGCGACGGGCTAGGCCGCGGACCGCCCCCGCCCCCCTTTTAAATTTTCAGACAATTCAGAATTGATTCTGTTTCTCGTTCAATTCCGAATTTTAACGCATTTATTTTTATTCGTCATTATGCAATGCCGAATGTAACATAATCATGTTTTGTTACATTCAAAAACGCGCAAAAACCGCGATATAATAACGTTTCCGCCTCCGCTATTAACTCCGTGCTTATATTCGTTTATACAAACGTTGATTTTACGCGATTTATGCCGTCTGTTATAGTCGGAAACAGTATAACAGTTTAGCGTATAATTATACGAGGCATTTGCGTATACTTTTCCGTAATTTCCCGCACGATCGCCCACTTTCCCGAAAATGTTCGAGGGGCCGCGCGCAGGCGCCGGTAGGCTGATGAATTGACGCTACCATTAAAGTGTACTAAACGATTAATACACTTACGCTTCCTTTAATACGCTGAATCCGTCGCCTTTTAGTTATCGTCTCCCTCACGTTTCCGCAACCGTTCGATCTCCGCTTTAATCGAATCCACATCCGCCTCGCTCGTTTTATTCTCGACTTCGACTTTTTCCGTTAACATGCCTAACGATTGTAATAACGTTCTAAACATCGCAGCGTTGCCGTCTTTAATAATGTGCTCAGGCACGCTATCGAAAATATCCGGCAATTTATCGATCGTATTACGCAATACCTGCTTTTTTAATTCCTCGTTAAAATAATCGAGCTTACGCCAGTTATGAAGCGTTTGCTCCGTTACACCAACCTCTTCCGCGATTTGCTTGTACGTCATGCCGCCGCGTTTAGGCAGCGCCAACAGCGCGATGGCCGCAATTTGCTTTTCGTTCAACCTGCGCTTACTCATTCGTCTATATACCTCCTTTTATTTTGG